CATGTTCCCCGTAATCTCGTTGTACTGCGCCCCCGCCGCGCGGAGACCCATGCCCGCGCCGAGCAGGGCGGTGTACCCGAGCGCCCGCTTGCCGAAGGACGCGCCCCCTCCGCTCTCCTCGTCTTCCCCGCTCCCCTTCGCCCGGTTGGCACCGCCCCCGGCGCCGCCGCCTCCGTTGACGTTGACGACCTTGGCGTTGATGTTGTAGGTCCCGGAGCCACCGCTGACGCCCGTCCCCTTGTGACCGCCGTTGCCTACAGCCGTTGCAGCCTGTGCGGATGAGCCCAGCCCCGCGCCTTGGGGAGCACCCTTCTGCTTTCCCTGTGGGAGCGTGTTGTCGTGGGCCTGCTGGGCCTGCCCCTTGACCTCTGCGGCGTAGGGGAGGATGCTGCCGCCCAGTGACCCCACCACACCACCGAGGCCGTCAGCAGCCGCGCTGGCCCTCTCCAGCAGGCCCACAGCCTTCTCAAGGGTGTCCGCGAACTTCTTGCCGCCGCCACTGGAGAACTTCTCGACGGTGGCGCCGAGGCTCTTGATGCCCTCGGCCGTGCTGTTGAGCACGTCGGCCGCCGAGTCACGGACGCTGGCCGTGGCAGCCACGGCTCGACCCGCCACGCGCCCTACCACAGCAGCGCCCTCACCTGCAGCGCTGTTGGCCTCACGCCGAGCCTCAGAGGGGGAGGAGCCGATGGGGTCAGGGAACCCGCTGACGGGTACGTCGCTCATCCCTGCCTCGCTATCCGTTGGTTCTCGCTATCTCGACCTTGATACGCCGGGCCATCACTTCCAGCCAGTACCCACGCTCAGGCACTGAGAGGTCCTTGATGGCTCTCGGGGCCCACCCATAGTGTCGCACGAGGTGCTCGGTTTCGCTGAGAAGTCGCGTTCGTGACGCGACATCATCGAAACAACTCTGGCAATCTGATAGGCAATCGGTACTCACCCTCGCACGACATGCAGTCGACCATCATGCTGCTGAGGTCGGGACCCGGCTGGTTCTCCTGCATCGCCGTCAGAATCTTGGAGCGGTCCGCCACGGGCAGGGACAGCGCCGTCTCCTTGCCCAGCCAGACGCCGTCGGCCAAGGCGCTGACGCAGTCCGCCAGCAGCAGGGTGTCGGTCTCAGCGCTGGTCAGGTCGCCCTTGGCACTCTCGCGCAGAATCATCTCGTCGTCCTTGCCCGTGGGCAGCCAGACGGTGGCGACGGTCTTGGAGCGCTCCAACTCCACACGCAGGGGGTTGGTGTCTGCGTCCTCCTTGAGCGGGATGTCCGTGCGCAGGTCGAGGTCGACGCTCTGCTCACGGTCGCAGAAGGGGCAGCGCAGGTCGTAGGTGACCTCGTGGCCGTAGGTCATGATGCGAACCTGCAGGAGCAGGTAGTCGCGGTCCCCCACCGTCAGGGCCTGCAGCATCTCGCGGGTGGCCTTCTCGTCCCCGAGCCGGTCCACGCCGCACTCCAGCATGACCGTCCCGACGCGCCACGGGTTGTCGGTGCCGAGCACACGCGAGATGCGCTCCTCGTCGTGGCCGGTCAACTCCCGGACCTCGGCCGTATTGACGGTGCCGAACTTCTCGTGGTTCTTGAGCCCCAGAGGGAGGGCGACGAACCCGTCGGGAGCCGCAATCTCCGGGGGCTCGTAGGTCTCCTCGCCCAAGGCCGACGCCAACGCAGCATCCCCCGAGGGCTGCTGAGCAGCCTCTTCGGGGGAGAGGGGAGTCACCCCCGTCATCTTGTTCTGGAGGGCCTGCGAGAGAGGGCCGGTATTGGTACCGGTGGTCATGTCATGCTCCGAGTGATGGGTGCGAGTTCAGAGGGTAGAGGTCAGGCGGGGGGAGGCGTGCTCGTTCCGGTGCCAGAGGCCCAGTCGATGTCGTAGCCCTCGTGGACCACGGTCATCTGCTCGACGAGCACGGCGTTGCCCCCAGCGTCGAGGTCGGAGAACGCCAGAGCGTTGACCCACGCGTTGTAGAGGCGGACGGTGACCTTCGGGTGGTGCTTCATCCCGGGGTAGTTGACCGGGTGGTCGAGGATGTGGATGTCCACCGTCCAGCGGAAGTCCTGCCGCGAGTTCGCGTTCGGGTAGGCGTCACCGCGCCCCTGAATCGCGTGGAAGACGTGCCGCAGGCGGTCCCAGTTCCGCGAGGAGCCGATGACGACACCTCGGGTCATGGTCACGTCGCTGAAGTTGCCCTGTCCCGGCAACTTGCGCGGCACCGTGTTGTCCCCGCCCTCGCGGTAGGGGATGGCCTCCACCGATGCGGCGAGACCCGAGACGGACATGAAGCCCAACTGGCCTGAGCCACCCGGCGTCGGCGCCGCGTCCTTGACGTGGTCGTGGAACACAACCATGAACTTGAAGTTCCTGATTGGGTCTGTGGCCAACTTGGACCGGCTGTCATACGCCTGAAGCGTCCCCATGCGATTCTCCTTAGGTCATGTCTGTGCTGGTCAAGCGATTTCGTCGGCGTTCTGGCCGCCCTGCCACTGGCCCACCCGGATGATGACGAACTCAGCGGGACGCTGGGTAGCGACGCCGATTTCGACGCGTACCTCACCGGACTGGACCACGGCGTCGGTGTTGAGTTCCGCGTCGCACTTGACGTAGAACGCCTGAGCGGCGGTGGCTCCCCGGAGGGCGCCCTCCTGCCACTTGCCCCGCAGGTACTGGCCCACGCGGGCTTCGATGTTGGCCCACAGGTTCTCGTCGTTGGGCTCGAAGATGGCGAACTCAGTGAGGTCCTTGGCCGCAGCCTTGACCTCGATGAGCGTCCGGCGCACCGACAGGTGGCGGTCGGAGTTCGAGTTCGAGAGCGTGCGGGCGCCCATGATGACGATGCCAGAGCCCGGCACGTTGCGGATGGCGTTTACGTTGCTCTCGTTGAGTGCGTCGAGGTCCGTCGGAGTGAAGCGCTGCGGGAGGCCCGCTGCTCCACGGATGCGGACAGTGAGCCCAGCCGGGGACTTGTGGGTCCCTCGGGTGGCGTCGTTCTCCGCGTACTTTCCGAGCACGGCGCCGCCCGGAGGCAGCAGGCGGACTGCGTTGGCCTCGGTGCTCGCCGGGTCGGAGAAGAAGAGATGCGGGAAGTAGACGGTCCCGTAGGACGAGGTCAGAGCGTCGGCGTAGGTGGCGACGGTGGCGACGGTGTCGTCGGCAGCAGCGTCGACAACCACGACCACGTCCCCACGCCCCTCGGCGTAGGTGATGGCCGCGCCGATGACGGTGGCTTCCTGCTCATCGGGGATGTTCAGCGTGAAGGGGTCCGAGATGACGTCGAGCAGGTCGATGGCGTCGGAGACGTCGGAGGTAGCAACGGTCCCGTCGGTACCACCGGTGAGCGCCGTGGGAGCGATGACCACAGGCGTGTCATCCGGGGCGGTGACCACTGCGTCAAGGTCCGTGACCTCGATGTAGGTCGAGCCCAGCGCCGGGTGGTTGACAATCTTCTCGACGAACCGGTTGTCGGTGTCGACCATCGACAGGTCTGTCCAGCGCTCCACACGGTTGGCGTTGGTGGAGCCGCCGTAGTAGACGGTCAGGTCGAAGCGGCCAGTCGTGCCATCACCGATGTCGCCAATCTCGACGTAGACATCGTTGCCCCAGACGCCGTTGTTGAGCGCGTCAACCTGCAGGGTCGCTGTGGGGCCGACGTCGCGCCCGTCGATGGTGGTGGTGGACGCAGTGCCACCCGTGCCCTCGACGCGCTGGACCCAGAGGTCGGTGCCCCCGTTCTGGAAGAACAGGAAGGCTGCGAAGGGGACCTCGGTGGACGAGCCACCGAACTCACCGAAGTGCCTGCGGAAGGCCCCCCACGACGAGACTCGCGTGGGGTCGACGGGCCCACGGTGGTGCTCACCGAGGATGACAGCGGTGCTGGGACCGACGCCATCGGACGTGACGGACGCGGCAGTGGTCTCTTCAACGAAGACACCGGGGCGCTTGAAGGCCATGAACTCGCTCCTGAGAGAGGGAAGGTCTGTGAGGCTTCAGGAAGTGCTGCGAGTCAGGAGTCGTATGAGGCAAAGGTACTGGGACTGGAAGGAGGTGGGGTTGAGTTGAACCCTACTCCGCTGCGTAATCGTCGATGTCCACGAAGGTCTGTGTGACGGTGCTGGGGATGCGGTCGTCCTCGGTGGGCATGATGGCCCACGTCTCGGTGCTGACCGTGACGCGGAACTCCTTGCGGAAGATTTGACTCCCTGACTGGTCGTAGAAGTCGTTGCTGTTGATGGTCGGGTTGACGTCGAGGCGCCGGATGGTGTTGTCCTCGCACTCCAGCCACCCGTAGCGCAGGGGGAGGTAGTTGATGCCCAGCAACTGCACGATGATTTGCCGGTCGTGCTGGGGGATGCGGGTGTGGGTGGCCACCACGAAGTTGAGGTCGAAGGGGATGGCCTGCTCGTTGGCGTGGAAGGGGAGCGCCGCGTCCCCGCTTATCTCGTCAGCCTTGACCAGCGGGTGCGGGATGTAGCCCGGCATCACGAACCCCGAGCGGTGCTCGCGCTCGATGGAGCGGGCCAGCCCGGTGAACAGGATGGTCAGGAAGGGGAAGTCACCCTCGACAATCTCCTTCTGCGGGTTGCGGTAGAAGACCTTGACGGGGCGGGTGCTGTTCTCCAAGTCGTAGACGGTCAGGCCCTGCAACTTGGCCTTCAGCGCCTTCTCCTCCAAGGAGATGAGCGGGAAGTCGACATTGGGGTCGCTCATGCGGGGGTGACGTACTGGAAGAAGGTGGGGTCGTTTATCAACTCGTCGGAGCGGACCTGCTCGGCGCTGACGCTGATGATGGTGTTCATCTCCCGGACCTCGCCCGTGACCTTGATGGTGGAGGGCGAGTAGACCAAGCCGTCGTAGACGATGCGGTCCTTGAGGAAGGGCCGGTGGTCGCTGATCATCTCCTCGAAGCCGACGCGCTCTATCTCCCGCGAGGAGACGATGACCTTGAGGCGGTCGCGCGTGAAGAAGCCCTGCTCGTAGGACTGCTCTGGGCCTTCCATTTGTATGGCGTCCACGACTTGGATGCGCACGGGGCGCTTCCAGATGCGGCCCTCGCCGTAGTCGTAGATGTCGTCGCCGCTGGTGGCCTCCTCGTCGAGGCGGTACCACGGGACGAACGTGCCCGAGAAGCGTTGGAGGTCACGGTCGATTCCACGGTGGATTGACTCCACCTCGTACTTGGGGCTGAACACGCGTCCACTCATGCCACCAGCGTACGCGGGGGCGCGTCCTACTCCTCGGAGTCGAAGGGCACGACCTCGCCCTCCTCGGTGCCCGACAGACCCTGCAGCCGAACCACTTCCTCCTGCAGCGCGTCGCGCTGGCGGACGAGAATCTGGACCTTGGTCTGTTCCTTGGTCATCTGCCCGTACAGGGCCCCGTAGCGAGCGGCCAACTCGTTGTAGGCCAACTGGTCAACGGGGTTCTCGTGCGTGTGGGCGTGGTCGTCACTCATCGTCGGTCTCCAAAGGGGCCATCTTCATCTCGGGCTGCATGGCTTGACGCATCTTGGCATTCTGCACCGTCAGCACAGCGACCTCGTACTCACGAGGGAAGCGCTGCTGGAAGACGCTGATGACCTCTTCGTAGGTCGGAGTTGACGGATCGTTCGGCATGTCGGGCACGAGGCTTGCTCCTAGTAGTGTCTCCAACAAGAGTCTAATACCGCGGGGGTCAGAGGGTCACATCTGCGAAGTAGGTAAGGGACCCTCGGAGATAGTCGCTCCGGTACATCCCTGTGTTTGAGTCACTGCTGAAGGTGTACGAGGGTGCTGCAGCACTCCC